CTTTCAACCACGTCCAAGCCATAATTGCGACATTTGCCAGCCAGTACCACGCCTGAATAAGCCCATTCACAAGCCATACCCCGGTGTTCCATATACCTATAAAAACATTCGCTACCACCGCTCCAAGTATAATAAACACCAGTATTACAGCCATTACCGCAATGATAAGGATATTCATGATTGTGACCCCTATATTATAAATGACCGCTCCAAGCCAGTAGAACATTCCGCCTATCGCTTCCAATGCGCTCTGGGTACCCGTAGCCCACTGGACTATTGCCACCGTCAAAGCAAGTACTGCAACTATAAGCCCTATTATAATTGCAGCAATCCATGTTCCAGGAAAGAGCCATGCTGTTGCATTCGCCTTTGCCTGAGCTGCCGCATATCCTGAAACTGCAAATGTAAGTGCTACATTTGCAATTGACAGAATAGTAGTGGCCACATTCAATGCAAATTTAGCCGCAACATTTAACCAGTCTAATGCAGTCGAAATTCCCTGCCATGTCACATATGTAATAAGTGCGGCTGTTACACCCCATATGATTGGACTTATTGCTGTCCAGTTATCAGCTATGAATTTGCCTACGGATGCTATTCCATCAAAAACTCCCTCAGCCACGGCCTTAAGACCAAAAAACGCTATCTTCACACTATTTATAAATGACATGAATGCTTTTGAATTTGCAACATGGTTTATTTTTTGAAGAATTCCATCCAGTTGCCTTATTGCAAAGTTTTTAGTCTGTATCCATATATCTTGCCATGTCAGAGGTAGTGTCTTAAATTTCTCGTTTATCTCGTCCCCTGCACTGAACAATGCATTTTTAATGATATTCGCTGTTATTTGTCCTTTTGCACCTAATTCTTTTAATTGTCCTAGGGACACATTCATGTATTTTGCTATTGCCTGTGCTACCATAGGGGCATTTTCCATTACCGAACGGAATTCGTCCCCCTGAAGTTTTCCAGCCGCCATTGCTTGTGTTAATTGGTACATTGCACTCGTTGCCTCTTGTGCTCCTGCTCCTGATACTTTGAATGCCTTGTTCATGAGATTGGTGAACTGTACAATTTCATCTGTATTATTAAATGAATCCTTAGCAAGAAGTCCAAGCTTTGCCACCTGATTCATTGAATCCGTGTATGCGACCCGTGCATCATTTGCTGACTGGTATATCTGTTTCTTTAATTGCTCAGGTGCATCTGACACAAGATTTAATCTTGCCGTTATCTGAGCATTCTGATCTGACAGTTCTATCGTCTTCTTTGTTGCCATGACAACCGCTGCAAGTCCGAATGCTGTCTTAAGTTTACCAACAATTTCTCCGACTATCCCTTTAGTTTTACCCAGATTATTGTTCAGTTGCTGGGATGTACCTACCATGTTCTGCATTTCATTCTCAGCAATTGCCAGCTGTTGCCTTGCACTGATTAGGTTCGCTGTATTTATGTTGACATTCTTACCGCCAAGAGTTGAGATGGCGTTTATTGTTGATTCTATAGCTCTGTTAATTGCTGTAAATGTCTGAGTCATTCTGTCGTTCAATACTATACTGTTCTGAATTGTCGCCATAATCCCACCTCCTAGCGTCTTCTATGGCGTGCCTTTCTTTTAGCCTGTTTTTCTTCTTCCTTTTCCTTCTTGACCTTCAAATCTATGCAGGCCATTATGAACCCCTTTTCATATATATCCATTTCGGCAAACTCCTTCGGCCTTATCTTAAGCTTATGTAAGCAGTAATACGCATAGTTATATTCTGCTATGTTTGCCTCGATTAGTTTTTTGCTTCTTCCTTGATGTCATCAAGTGACAGATCCCATCCGTTCAGTTTCTGTACTGCCTGAAGCAGAACATTGTACTCTCCTGGTAAAAGCATGGCGTTTATAAGTTCTTTTGCATCCATTACATTCCATGAATCCTGTAATTCCTTGTCATCCAGGTCTGGATACACTACTGCCCTTACGGCCATATCCGCAAGATATCCCTGATTGTCCAGTTCAGGAACATATACACCTTTTGCTCTTTTTACCTGTCTTGTGTTCTGTTTTCTCAATTCATCGTCCAGCTCATTTGAGATAGGCTTTATTTCAAACTTTATAGGGTTTCCGTTTTCATCCTTGAATCTTTGTGTAACTTCCACCTCCTCATTTTTTGGTAATGTCGCATTTTGTCTTAAAAAAAATTTTAAATCCTTCATCTATATTATCCTCCTGTTATTTTTATAATTTAAAAAGAGGGAGCCATTAAACTCCCTTCTATAATTTCATTCCATCAAGATCCGTAAATTTGTCGACTATCTTCCAGTCTTCAAATGTAAAGTCAAACTCATCTTCCAGATAATCCGCATCTGCATCAAACAGTGCAATTATCCCTCCGTCAAGATTACAATCTATAAGCATTATAGTTTGTTTTCCGACTGATGCCGTAGGATCTTCATTCACAAGCTGCATGTCAAAATATACATCTTTTCCTGTTCTGGTGTATTCCTGTAACAATTCCCTGAAAATAGAGGTGTTCATATGAAATGTCGCACTTCCTGTCCCTTTCCATCCCGCAGCCTTGTTACCTTTTCCTGTTTTTCCTAAAATCGGTACTTCAACCTTAGTTTTTTCCATTTCAGCCTTAACATTAATTGCCTGCATGAAACTGTATCTTCTGTTCCCAATTGTCACAAAACATTTGGCAAGGCTCCCCGATATGGCGTCCTTACCTTTCATGATAGCTGTATCTGCCATCTATACTCACTCTCCTTTCTAGCTTACGATTACATTCATGTAAAGTTTTTCCATTGCAACGACTGGCCTTACGTTTGTTGTAACCAGTACGCTTTCCCTTGTTTCACCTTCAACGACTGTTATATCCGTCTCCTCATTAAAATCCCTTATTGCCCTTAAATCTTCAAGGGTTTCATGATGTTTTCCTATATCTTTTTTCAAATCATTCCTGTCATATGAGGTGTTATTAGATGACCCGAGATACGTTCCATTGAATATTGTTGCTACATCTATCGCTATCTGATCAAGCACTCTTATAACCTGTGCAAATGAAAAATCCCTGTTCTTCCTTTTCACAAACGACACAAATGAATTGATGTCCTTCAGCACTCTTATTTCATCTCCAGTTTTATGGAGTATAAAATATCCTGCTTTCACAGCCAGCTCCAGCTCTGTTTGAGTTTCATTTACTTCAAGCTTGAAATCTCCGTTATATTTTGTATTAGTCAAACTTCTGTTGACTGCACAGTAAGCCTCAGCCCCTCCAACCCAGTAAACTGCCGAGTTTTCAGGAAAATCTGAATCCAGTGTCTTCGTTTTTACATTAATCACACCTTCATAATCAGGATCTGTTGCACGGTAAACGACACATACAAATTTTGCTCCTACCCTGTCTCTCATTCTTTTTGTGTACTGTACGTATAAATCCTTGACTGTTTTCTCATTTGAGTTGCATATCAAGGTATTTATAAAATATTTATCTATCTTATCTAAAAACGCCTGATGCGACGCACCTGTTACAGTCCCATTTGTACCTCCTGTCATTGGAGTTCCAGCTGCAACTGCAAGAGTTGCTCCACTTTTAAAATCTACAAAATCATTTGAAACAAGCCCTTTTGCATCTGTTACAGTCTGAACATCCACCTTTTCCCCGTCAACAAAAGTAGTAACGTCGAAATGCGATGCGTTATCCACATTTGCCTGTACGGATATCTTGATGTCATTACCTCTTTCTCCAGTATACTTTGCTGTTCCAAATGTATTTGACGCTTTTGCACCGCCCGTATTAAGTTTGTAAATGTATCCTGTTTGGGCATACTTGTAGAAATCTCTCAATCCTTTCAGTTTATCCGAATCATATGAGTGCCCAAAATGTTTCATTGAGTTTTCAATGAAATCTCCATTCTCAACCTTGAATATTTCTCCATCAGTTCCCCAGTCAAGTTCCACGCCAAGTGCTGCATATCCCCTGTCAGAGAATACAAGTTCAGCCCTTTCTTTGCTTATAAAGTTGATATATGTTCCCGGCAAAACTTTATTCTGTACAAGCCATGTACCTCCACCATATGCCATTATTTAACCTCCTTACCTAAAAAATCTTTTAATTTTTTATCTATTTCAGATAGTGTATAATCCGTATTATCTTCAAGCAGTACATTCAGAATGTCTGCTCTGTTTCTGTATCTGTCAGATCCTACAATCTGACTTTTTACATATTTTTCCTCCTTAGCTGTCACTTTTTCTTCAGAATTCTTATTATCCACCATTCTTTTCCTCCTTCAGCTTTATATTAAGTTCTATCTTTTCCATTTTTACATTATTTTCATTGCCTTTCATTTTATAAATAAACATCTCATAGGTTACAAAATAATGAAGTACATTATCCTCTTCCCTGGTGTTCCTGTTCAGCCCTCTCATAAGAGTCCCGTCTTCAAGCTTTATGTATTCGAGAACATCATGCATTTTATCGAGTACACTAAAAATTTCAGTCTGACTGTTATTTCTTGGAAAATAGGCAATGTCAAACAGGTAACTTCTCAGATATCTATTTCCGACAATCTGCTTTTCGGTGGGATTTAGCAGGTCAATAAAAAAACAGGGTTCCTCAAAGCCCTGCTCAAGTTCATTTACATGCACATCTATGCCGTCAAAGTTTTCTGACAACCTGAGACTTATTGCATCCACAATTTCATTTAACATTGCTATCCTCCTAACTTCTTGAGCCACTCTGATATTTTTCTTTCTATAACCGCAGGAGCTTCTTTTCTCAGCTCGTTTTCAGAAATAGTAAGCATAAATTTACCTTTTACCCAAGACTTTTTAAGCCTCTTACCAATCGCTGGGACATATCTTCCTGGGGTCTGTCTGTGGCCATATTCAACATAGCTTGCATATTCGGTGGAATTTGAAACTTCTATCTCATAGTTACCTCCGTTTTTTCTTACGTCAGATACAGTCCAGTTTCTCCTTAAAGTTCCACCTTGTCCGCCATAAGTCTTTGAGATGTTCTTTCCAGCTTTTTTATACGTCACTGTCTTAGTTTTCAAAACTCTGGCCTTTCCATTCTTATTGTATATAGTGTCACCTTTTTTTATGCCTTTTTTCTTATTGTCCCTCTTATATGTTGCATTCCCAAAATTAGGAGAACTTACAGGAGTTCTTTTAATTACTTTTCTGAGAAGTCTTGCAGCAAGCTCCTTTATAGTTTCAGTCATGAACCTTTCCTCTTCTGCTTTCATTTCCTGCAAAAGTTTCTGAAAATCTTTCAGACCATCTATCTGAACTTCTATTTTACTGCTTGCCATTACGCCTTCTCCTGTTCTGCATCAAGTACTATTTCCTGATGATTAGTGTAAACTGCTGTTATTCCTGAATGTTTGTATTTCCTTGTAACTCCATTCTGTGTGACCTCAAATATACTGCCCGGAGGGACATAAACTTCAGGAGCGATAAACAGTTTTACAACTTGAGATGTCTTGGACATGCTTTCAGTCTGCTCTGTCTGACTGATATTCTTAAAGCTTAGTCGACACGGTATGTTCTTATAAAGTTCCTTAACTTCGGAAACAACTGTACCATATTTATTTTTAGAATTCTTAAATCCAAATATATTGCATATCCCAGCCCACATTGACTGGATGGCTTCTCTTGCCTGTTTCAACTCATCTACCATACTATCCTCCTATATCTCAAGAGTTCGTCTTCCCCTCTTGTCATAAGATATGTCATATAAACTTCAAATTTATCTCCCGTTGTCTTTGTATCCTCGTAAACGACCTTTGTATCACCTTCACTTATTTCTTTCGCCATACGGCCAAAATTCAATCCATTCAGATTAAGCTGATTCAGTGATTTCTTAAAATTTAAAAACTCGCCCGTACTTCTGTCAATCCAGATGTATTTCAGTCCTTCAGGAACTCTATTCTGATTGGTCTTGTTTTTAATATAAGATTTAACCTTCTCAATACTCTGTTCCAACAAAAATAAGTCGGCATCTACGACTTCATAGCCTACCGACTTTAATGTTTTTATTACATCTTCTTTAATATTTTCTACATAATCCATAAGATTTTCCTCCCTGAAACTATCCTCTTGAAATTATTCTTGCGATAGGGATTGCCTTATGGTCGATGTATTTTTTTGTACCTGTTGCATTGTCATTTACCAGCTCCCAGTTTGCTCCCATCTCAAGTTCAGCATCAGTTGGGGATAATGTCGCCATACTTGATTTAGTGAATGAGATTCCGTAAGGTGCATAACACACTCTTTCTCTCGAATACAACGTGTCCTGTCCACCATTGACTTTCGGGTCTCTGTGCATCTCATGAGGTACTTTTGCTCCTGCATCAGTAAATTCAAATGCTCCTGCTCCCAACACATAAGTAGTATATTTAGTGTACGCTGGATTGGTTCCTGATTTAGCAACTTCTTCAGTTGGCATTGAGTCATCAATTAATACGGTTCTTCCATTTAATGTTGCAAGTGTCAGGTCTCTCTGTATTCCGTTCGCATCGGTGTATTTCAGATACTCAAGCAACTGAAGGTTTTCAAGATTTGTTGCAACCTGTGAGTGCATTATTGCGATTGAAAATTTTGCCTTATTCTGACCTACAGCCTTCTGCAATGCATTATTTAAAGTTGTAGGACTGAACACCTGCTTAGCCGCATCTGTTTCTTTTGACACGTCATAAGTGTGTTCGTTTACAAACTTTTCATTATCTGTACCCGTCATCGAGAACACCCCTTTAAGTATGGATAATAATATTCCCTGATTCAGGTCATCCCAGTAGTCTGATACCTGTTTACCTACCTGATCCATGAAATTTACTCCACCTGTAATGTCATGTGAGAAATCTCTTTCAATCCATCCGTTAGCCCTTCCTATTACCACTCTTGAATGTGAGAACGTATCCATTGCTGTAGCGTTTATATCTGTCTTTCCGTCATAGTTTACGGCAGTTCCGCCTATTCTTCCAAACAGAGGCACTGTTATGTAGTTCCCTCCTGTCTGTTCTTCCATCATTGCTTTATACTGAGGGGCATTATTTATAGCTCCTGATTTCAGTAGTTCATTCCTTTTAAGTTTTGGAATCGTTTCATAATACTTCCCGAATAATTCAGGATTAAACTGTTTTGAATCAAAAATTGCTGCTGGCATAAATTATTCCTCCTTTAATTTTTTTTATTATTTTCCCAGTCTTGCCATCATCTGAGAATATGTCTCGGGTGCACCTGATCCAGGATTTGTTTCTCCTGTTGATGCCCCTGGCTCTAAACCGCTGAAACTTGGTTTGGCAGATTCCTTAATCTCTTCAAATAAGAACTTTGAATCTTCAGCCTCTTTCAACACTTTTAGCTGTTCATCCAGTCCAGATAAATTATCATTTTCAAACTTTATCTTTTCCATGTCCAGTAAAGCCCTTACAGCTTTTGAATTTTTAGCTTTAGCATTTCCAAGAGCGTTATCAATAGCATTTTCTAATTTTA